AACTCGTCGTGGAAAGGGTAACATCATCCTTTGTTCTGCTGACGTTGCTTCTGCACTTACAATGGCTGGTGTACTTGACTACACTCCTGCACTTAATGCTAACCTTAATGTTGATGATACTGGTAATACATTTGCTGGTACTTTACAAGGTAAGTATAAAGTATACATCGATCCTTATTCTGCTGCAGGTGGAGCAGAAGCTAACCAGTATTACACTATTGGTTACAAAGGTACATCACCTTATGATGCTGGATTATTCTACTGCCCATATGTTCCACTACAGATGGTTCGTGCAGTTGGAGAGAACACATTCCAACCAAAAATCGGGTTTAAGACTCGTTATGGAATCGTTCAGAATCCATTTGCTCAAGGTGCTACTGCTGGTCTTGGCGTTCTACGTAGAAACTCTAATGAGTACTATCGTCGTGTTAAGGTTGCAAACCTTATGTAAGATAGAAGGATATATTTCCTTTAATCAAGAGACTCCTTCACAGGGGTCTCTTTTTTTGTCTAAATAAATTATTGAAGATCTGTGTTCTATTATGCCTTGGCACATTAAAAAAGAAAGTATTTTAGGTTCTGCTGTACCGACAAATGGTGTTGAATATTATGCTGGTGATAATCAGTGGACTAATGAATATGATAAGAGAAAAGTATATTCTAATGAAGCAGATGCAAATGCTCAAAAAAATACAACTGTAACAACAAGTTTAGGAATTACCTATCAACCTAAGTGGTGGGCTAATGCCACAATTGTAAGTGAATAAATAAAAATAAAAGTAGTATTACCATGAAACCCACTCCTAAACAATACAAAGAGGCAGTTGAACGTCATAGTAAGATTGTAAAGCATCTTATTGATGAAGGTTATGCCGAAAATGCAGAATCTGCAGATAACATTATAATGGGTATGAGTGAACAGTGGTACAATTTAATTATTGATTGATGAAAGATTTTAATAAATTTATTGAGGAGGCAGCATCAAAAAGATGTCCAAGTGGACAATATTGGTGTTTTAATGATGAAAAATGTAAGAAAATTCCAAGAGGATATCATTTAGGTGGTAGAGGATACCTTGAACCAGATGAGGATAATAAAAATGGACAGAATGGAAACAACTCTAATGGCAGTTCTAATGGTAACGGTTCTGGCAACGGTGGCAGTGGTAACGGTGGAAATGGTGGAAACGGTGGAGGAAACGGTGGAGGTAATGGAGGTTAGAAATGGCTCGAAATCCATTAGATAATCAAATAGATAATAGAAATTTTTTATCACCTGTAGGATTTAAATTTAATATATCTAAAACTCCAAAAGTTAATTTTTTTAGCAATTCTGCTAGAATACCAGAAATTCTTTTAGGAACTTCGGTACAACCATCATATCTAAAAGATATTGATGTACCTGGTGATAAGTTACAATATGGTGATTTTTCATTAAGATTTTTGGTTGATGAAGAGTTAGAAAACTATATGTCTATTCATAATTGGTTAACTGGATTGGGATTTCCAGAAACAACACAACAATTTAAAGATTTAACAACAGATAGTGATACTATAAGAGATGGTAAAGAAGCATTTAGTGATGGTAGTCTTCATATATTAAATAGTAATTATAGAGATGTTGCTATTGTAAAATTTAATGATATGTTTCCAACATCTTTAAGTTCATTAGAATTTGAAGCAACAGATATGGATATCAACTACTTTACAGCAGAGGTAGTTTTCAAGTATACTGTGTATAATATAGTAGCAGCTGACGGTAGAACTCCTTTATGAATCTTGAACAAATTCAGGATATGTGGCAGAATGACTCTGTTATAGATCCTGATAACCTACATGATGAATCACTAAAAATTCCTCAATTACACTCAAAGTATTATACAGTTTATAATACTATTACTCTTTTGCGTGAAAAAGCAAAAGATCAATACAATAAAATAAAATTAGAAAGATATAATTATTACACAGGAAAGGCAACAGCAGAGGTGTATGCTGAAGAACCATTTCCGTATAAGGTTAGAGAAAAGGATGCTATACAGAGGCACCTAGATGCCGATGAAAGGTTAACTAAGATTGATCTTAAAATAAGATACTATGATGCCACATTAAAATTTCTCGAAGAAATAATTAAAAACATTTCTAATAGAACATTTCAAATTAAAAACGCAATTGAATGGAATAGATTTCAGGCAGGTATGTAATATAACTTGACAAAGGGTGCTAAATATTTTCAGATGAAGATTATTTTATGTCACATTTGGTCATATCAAAGAAAAATGAAGTTTATCTTCATGTAGAAGCTGATGTGCATGTATACTATGAGTTAGCAGATCAATTTACTTTTGAGGTTCCTGGTGCCACTTTTTCACCAGCATATAAAAATAAATATTGGGATGGAAAAATTCGTTTATTCAATATTCAAAAAAAAGAAATTTATGTTGGACTGTTAGATAGAATAATTCAATTTTGTAAAGATCATGAATATACTTACGAGTTTGTAGATAATAAACATTATGGATTACCATTTGAAGTCAATGAAATGATTTCAAATGAAGGTGTAAAAGATTATATGACTGCTATTTCTAGACATAAACCTAGAGATTATCAAATAGATGGAGTATACGACGCTCTAAGACATAATAGAAAGTTATTGATATCTCCAACTGCCTCTGGAAAGTCATTAATGATATATTCGATTGTGAGATATTTTGTTGAAAAACATAAAAATACTCTGATAGTTGTTCCGACGACTTCGCTAGTAGAGCAAATGTATAAAGACTTTGCAGATTATGGATGGGATGTTGGTTCATTTTGCCACAAGATATACGCAGGTAAAGAAAGAGAGACAGATTCTCAAGTTATTATCACTACTTGGCAATCAATCTACAAACTACCCAGAAAGTATTTTGAAAGATTTTCTGTTGTAGTTGGGGATGAGGCTCACCAATTTAAATCAAAATCACTTGTATCTATAATGACTAAATTATCAGATGCTAAGTATCGTTATGGATTTACAGGAACTCTTGATGGAACACAGACACACAAGTGGGTATTAGAAGGTTTATTTGGTCCGTCTTATAAAATTATCAAAACAGATGAACTTATGAAGAAGGGTCATTTAGCTACATTAGATATTAATGTGCTTCTGTTAAAACATCCACCAAATAAATTTGAAACTTTTGAAGATGAAATTCAATATATTATTAGTCATGATCGTAGAAATAATTTTATTAAAAATCTTGCTTTAGATTTAAAGGGCAATACACTCATATTATATGCTAGAGTAGAGGGACATGGTGAACCTTTATATGAATTAATAAATAATAATAACATTATTGAAAATCGTCGTGTATTTTTTATACATGGTGGAATAGATACTGAAGAAAGGGAACAGGTTCGTGAAATTACTGAACAAGAAAAAAATGCAATTATTATAGCTTCATATGGAACTTTCTCCACAGGTATTAATATTAAAAACCTTCACAACGTCATTTTTGCTTCTCCGTCTAAGTCTAGAATTAGAAATTTACAATCAATTGGAAGAGTCTTAAGAAAAGGAGATCAAAAAAATAGAGCAACTCTATATGATATTGCTGATGACATTAGTTACAAATCAAGGAGGAATTACACTTTAAACCATTTAATAGAAAGAATTAAAGTTTATAATGAAGAAAATTTTGATTATGATATAGTAAACATACCACTTAAAAAATGATGGGAGAAGAATTTTACGCAATAATTAAATTAGTATCTGGTGAGGAGATCATGTCTGTTGTCATGGCAGACGATAATAATGATGAAGTTATTTTAATTTTACAAAATCCAGTAACTATGCAAATGTATCAAAATGGAGTTGGCCATTATATAAAAGTAAAACCATGGATGGATTTAAATGATGAAGATATGCATATTATAAAACTTGATAAAGTTATTACAATGTCTGAAACCACAAATAAAAAATTAATATCAGTATATGATAATTTTATTAAAACAAGTGATGAGCAAATTAAAATACCACCAATTGATGGTAAAGTAAAACCTAATTCTAAAATGGGATATGTATCTTCAGTAGAAGATGCTCGTAAAAAACTTGAAGAAATATTTAAGTTTAAGCCAAAGTCTAAAGAGAGCTAATATTTCTCTGAACCTCTACAAAGGTTATTGTACTAAAATTTAACCACCTTGTCAAGCTTATCCTTTTGTGTTATAATAAAAACAGTTTAGATACGGAAACTAAAATGTCATGCCAAGAAAAAAGTCCGAACATTATGTAAATAATAAAGAACTATTAGAAGCCATGATTGTTTATAGGGCAAAGGTTTCTGTTGCAAAAGAAAAATTTATTAAAAAATATCCTGATAAAGAACCTCCTAAGTCTGGGCCATGGGAGGGTAAACCACCCATACCAAATTATCTTGGAGAGTGCTTTCTAAAGATTGCAACTCACCTTTCATATAAACCAAACTTTGTCAATTACATGTTTAGGGAGGACATGATATCAGATGGAATCGAAAATTGCGTTCAGTAC